CCTTACTACCTTGTTACAGTTGTTCAGCCATACTCTGTCAATGTTGCAACATCGACATTTAACTAATTATACCACATGAATGTGAACAAAACAAGCACAATATTTCGCAGAAAACAGCCAATATTAAAAATAGTTGTCAAGTAAAATATTATCCTTGACACCATTACAAACCATTACACTTTTTTCTTGCACATTATTAACACATAATGTACACATAAAGTTCTCAACTTCATTTCATCTCGGTGGACTCCAGGCACATTCGTTGCAGGGGGTCCCCAATTAAGGAAACATGTTAAAGTACTGGAAAAAATTTTTAAAATGGTTACAATACGAACCACACAAACATTACATGAGAGGACATGGCATTTCT